AGAAACTTCGTATAGCTAACACTGGAGCTAATAATCCAATGTTTGGTAAAGTACCTTGGAATAAAGGTAAAAAGGCTTCAGATGAAACTAGAGCTAAACAGTCTAAAGCCAGACTAGCTCTTAAAGAAGATCCTAACTATGTTCACCCTAGCCTTGGTAAAGAACGTCCTGATATGAAAGGTGATCAGTCCCATATCAAAAGGTTAACTGGTGAAGAATGGCATGATAAACATCCACCTTCTACTTACAGAAAGGCCTAAAGTGGCCAAATAGCCATTAATGAGTAGGACCTACTCGACCGTTCTAGACTAGTCGCCCTGACAATCTAGCGGAAAATTTTCAGGGCTAAAAAGGTTCTACTTATGTCTAATATCGCTTCAAATAAGCTCGGTAACAATGGTGGCCGCGCTTACTCCTTCCTCACCCGCCCCGTAACTATCGACTGTAACTTCGTTGTAGACTCTACCAACGGAAATGGTCTTGGTATTCGTAGCCTTAAAGGCTCTGGCGTTCAAGCTGTTTATATGAATACTCAGAACAGTTCAACTCCCGGTCAACTTAACATGGGCACTTCCCGAAGTTATGCCGTTTTGGGCGCTTCTGCTGTAACTAGCTCTGACGGATCCGCTGGAACGATCCTTACCGGCAATCTCGGTATTTCTCCCGGTACGGCAATCACTGGTTTTCCTCCTGCCACAGTTTCTGGATCTACCAACGCAACAAATATTGCCGCTTCACAAGCTCAAGCTTCTGCTCAGGCCGCTTTTACGGCTGGTCAGACTCTTGGTTTGGCTGGAACTACGATCGCTTCAGAATTGGGTGGTCAGACCCTCACTCCTGGTGCTTATCAATTCGCTAGCGGTACTGCAGGTTTGTCTCTCACATCCGGCCATAGCACCTTGACCTTCAATGGTGCCGGTGTCTATATTATCTATACCGCAACTACGCTTCTTACGGGAGCTACGGGTAGTACCGATCTTCCAACTATGACGTTCACTAACGGAGCCACCGCTGCCGATATTTACTGGATTGTAGGTAGTTCTGCTACTATCAATCAAGCCGCAGCAAGCGCTGGGGCTGTATTTAAGGGTAACGTCATCGCTAACACGAGTATCACTGTTACTCAAGCAGGAACTGTTAATGGTAGCTTGATTGCCTTGAACGGCGCTGTGACCTTGACGGGCGCAACTGCCGTAAACACCCAAGCCTTGACTCCTTCGGTCATTGGTGCTGGTAGCCCAAATCCTGCGCCAGGTTATATCTTGGTGCAATTGGCTAACAATTACAATAGATATTGTGGTGGGTATAGCGGGTTTGTTTCTCCAACGAGCGGAACAAACGTAGCTATTAACGGCACAGCTTTGACGGTTGGTCAACCCTACATCATCGTTTATCCTGGGGTTGCTGCAAACGGCACTGTGACGATTGCTACCGTAGCTGATAGTTCTGGAAGCCTTGCAAGTACATACTTCCGTATGTATGATGCTTATGCTAATACTTTCATTGTCTGGTATTCTGTAAACGGTGTAGGTTCAGCTCCTCAAGGAGTGAGTGGAACTGCAGTTCAAGTTCAACTTGCAACCAATGATAGTGCGGCCACAGTTGGAACAAAGACGGCCACTATCCTTAATGCTTTACTAGCAGCACAACTCGGTAACTTGACTGCTCCTACTGGAGTTTATAGTTATACGGTTACAGGCACTTCGACATTGACAGCTGTTTCCACAAAAGCTGGTCCTCTTCCCGGTGGACCTGCTGATGGAATTCCTGCAACTGGCTTTACCTTTGCTGTTACTGTCAGTAACACCAATGGAACAAATTGGAGAGCGGTTGGACTTCCTTCTGGTGTAGAGCCTACAGTTGGAGCTAGCTTCATCGCTACCTCTACTGGTCAAAGCACTGGTGGTGGATCGACTGGATTAGTTCAAGCTCCTAGCTTGTCGGGTATCAATAGCTTAGAAGTTATTGGTGATCCTAATGCAAGTATGAGTCCAATTCCTCGCGGCGGATCCCCTAACGTCGGCGGTTGGGTAATGGTGCAATGTTTGTCAAACGGCGTTCCTACTGCACCTAAAGACGGCAGTGTCTGTGGAATGAGTTTTGTGGTTGAGGCCGCTAGTACTACCATTGCCGGTGAATAAATTTGCGGGGTAGTGAAGTAGTTTTCACGACAGGCCCATAATCTGTAGACCTTGGTGCAAATCCAAGCCCCGTTTCCAAATTCAGGGTCTGTTTTAGTAAGTTGTGGCCCTGCAGGGATGATAACCTGCAAGGGCCTTTTTATTGGAGATTTATGAGTATTCCGTTCACACCGATCCAGCCAGTTCTTCAGACAGGAAACGGTAAAAATTTCCTGACTTGGCCTATCGTTGTTGGTGCTACCGGTTATTCTATCCAACGCAGTACTGATGGTCTTAATTTTACTACAGTTGGAACTTCAGTATCTCCCACTTATCTTGATTCTGCAGTTTCAGTTGGAACACAATATTATTACACTGTAGCCTCTACTAATACCGATGGAACCAGTCCTTATGCTGCATCTTATCCTACTAATATTACTCCTTGTCTACCTGGACAAATTAATCTCGGATATATACGGTATGTTGCTAGCCTTCGTGCTGATAAGCTTAATTCTGATTATCTTACGATAGATGAATGGAATTCTAATATCAACCAAAGCATGTACGAACTTTACGACATCCTTGTTAGTAAGTACGGGGATAATTTCTTTCTAGCACCTCCCTTGCTAATTCCTCTCAGCGGCCAAAATAGCTATACCCTTCCAGATGGCGCTCTTTATTCAGCGGCACCGGCTATGTATAAACTAAGCGGAGTAGATCTAAACATTTCTGGCAATGCTGGCACTATCGGTAATAATCCTGGTTGGGTTCCTCTCCCAAGAGCAAATTGGAGTGACCGCGACAAGTATACTGTCTTTCCAGGACAGGCTGCTAATCTATTTTACGGTTATCAGATGTATTATTCGATGATGGGGAATCAGTTGTATGTATTCCCACCTAATACAAACTCTACTCTTCGCATCTGGTACGTTCCTATCATGACTCAGCTTTTACAAGATACTGATATGCTCAACTTCTCTATTTCTGGATGGGTCGAATACATCATTATTGATGCAGCTATGAAAGCCATGATCAAAGAAGAAAGTCTTGAAAAATGGAATGTACTGAACCAAGGTAAGAAGATGCAAGTTGAACGTATCGAAACTCAGGCTGCTAATCGTGATGTTTCAATGCCTAATACTGTTTCCAATACCCGCTCTACCATGGGTGATCCCTCGTTCGGGAATGCCGGTGGTTTTGGACAAGGTGGTTTTGGTGGCGGGCTTGGATACTAATTTGAGGTACGCCTAATGTCCACCCCGTTAAGTAGTAAACTGAATTGGTCGCTGATGAACCCGATACTTGCAAGCACTCTTAATCCTATTATTGCTTCGCCCTTATCAAGTTCTAGTATTCTTAAAAATATTGTGCTTAAAACTGGAGCTAATACGATTAATCATCAACTCGGGCGGATGATGAGCGGTTGGTCTATAGTTGATATTAATGCTTTGGCTACCATCTATAGAAGTCAACCATTGAACGATTTAACTTTAACACTAACGGCCTCTGCTCCTTGTACCGTTAACATTCAGGTTTTTTGATATGAAGAAATTTAGCAAATGCAAAAAGGCGGTGTAATATGTCCGTGCAGACCCCCAATATGAATTTGATTCAACCTACTATCGGAATCGATAGTGGACTTTTCTGGGAACAAAGTTCTAATAATAATAGCTATATCCTAGATGGACACAACCATTCACCAGGATATGGAGTTCAAATCAATCCGTCTGGGATTAACATCAACGCCGATCTTACTTTCAATAATACAAATAATTTAATTCAAGTAAGAAGTGTCAGATTTCAACCATTGAATGCTAACATATCTAACCCCGCAGATATTGGATGTCTCTATGAGAGTGTCAATAATCTTTGGTTCAATGATGGATTGGGAAATCAGGTCCAGATTACATCAGGTGGGTCAGTTAATGCTACTTCTTCCGGTATCAGCTCTGGTTCTGCAACTGCAGGATTTTTGTCTTCTGTCCTTGTAGTAAGTTCTGCTCCAAATACACCAGCAAATATTCAAGCGCAGTCTATTTTGTTAGGAAATAACATAGCAAATTCAAAATACGTAACTTTGTCAGCTCCCTCCAGTTTAGCTGCAAATTACAATCTTATTTTGCCATCGATTCCCGGCTCATCGAGCTTTTTGCAGATTGATACAGCTGGAAATATAACAGCCGGTCCTACTATTGCGGCAGGTATTGGCACTTCCAATATAGCACCAAATGCAGTCACTAATAGCGAATTAGCTTTAGGATTGCAGATGTTTACAAGTGCCCTGACTATTTCTGCCGGTGCAGTCACTATGAATGTGGCAACGGCTAATAGCTTTTACGTCCTGTGTACTGCAAGTGCTGCTTTGACAGTTAACCTAAGCAATTTCATCGATGGACAAGCAGCTATTATTTCTATAAATGCTGCAGGGTACACGGTTCCAGTTACATTCACACCTGCTACTGGTGCTGTTAAATGGCAAGGAGCCATGCAACCTGCTCAAACCACCGGAATCGATATTTACACGATTCTTTATAATGCCATTACCGGCAACTATTACGCAGCCGTCGTTCAGGACTACTAATGCCTATTTTAAATTTCCCATTTTCATTTTTGGGTCTTCCGGATCCTGGAGTGATTGAGCACTTTAACTACACCGGCACTTTGATAAAAGTAGACGACACTCAGGTAATTTTACTTACATCTGGAACTCTTACTGTTCCTTCCAATGTGTTTAATTTGCAGGTTTTATGCGGTGGTGGTGGAGGTTCTGGGTGTGCAGCCGGTGTGAACGGACATTATTTTGGAAATGCAGGTGGAGAAACAATTTTTGGATCTTTAACCAACATTGCCGGAGGTAATCCAGGTGGACAAACTCCTGGGAATGGTGGAGCTGGTGTTGGTGGTGGAGGATCGGGTGGTAATGGAATCGACGGGGCTCCTTATACTGCACCTTCTGGAGGAACATCGACGGGAGCTGCCGGTGGTGCAACTGGTGGGGCTGGTGGTGTGATGATTTACGGACCGTTTGGTTATACCGATGTAGGTGGGGCTGGAGGAGGAGGAGGTGGAGGAGCCCTTATTCCAGGTTACACTGGACATGGGGGTACGGGCGGGAATGCCGCGTATCCGTTCGTTTCATCTGCCGGAACTGCCGGATCCTTTCCAAGTTCTGGTGGTGGCGGTGGTGGAGCTGGCGGGAGTGGGTATTGCGGTGGTGGTTCGGGGAGCGTTCAATCAGCGTTTACAAATTTTTCCGTCACTCCAAGTCAACAAATTGCTGTTACGATCGGTGCCGGTGGGGCTCAAGATAACGATGCATCCGGTGGTGGTTCTTCCGGTGGTGCTGGAGCTAGTGGTTTCGTATGGGTTAAGGTGGTTCCATAATGAAATTAAATGTGTCTATTAATTTTTCACAGGGTTTAAACCAAAAGACAGATCCTTGGCAGGTCCCATTGGGTCAATTTGAAGAACTTCAAAATAGTATCTTTCAAAAGGGCGGACTCTTACAAAAACGTAATGGTTATGGCGAACTTTCATCTACAGCACCAGTAACCTCCTATATTACAACCTTGAATGGAAATCTAACAGCTGTAGGAGCAACCGTTAGTGCTTTTTCTAGCTCTACAGATAAATGGATAACCAAGGGAGTAATGCAACCCTGCGCTCTGTCTGTTCTTCCTCTGATCAGAAATAATGTCAATCAGACTTATGCAGATTCAACCATTGCTAATGGAATGGTTTTGACTACCTATACTCAAACAAATAATACCAGTTCTGCTGTAACTACGCAATATTTATTTGTTATTGCAGATGCTACTACTGGACAAAATATTGTTGAGCCCACTTTAATTCCCGCACTTTCCAGTGGAGCTATTACAGGTTCTTCTAAAGTCTTCGTAGTCGGTAATTTTTTCCTCATTGTAAGCCCTGTACTTATCAGTGGAACGACTTATCTTCAATATATAAGCCTTCCCGTAAATAATCCGGTCAATACTAACAATACACCAAACATCAGTGCTGCTCAGAATGTAACTTCTGAAGACTATGTCCCACTAGGAACTGCTCCTGGATGGGATGGAATTACAATCAACAACGCTTCCAACAATATTTTAGTGATAGCTTATAACAGCACCACTAGTGCTCAAGGAATTCATGTTGCAACTCTGACTAGCCAACAGATCGCTGTTAATGGTGCATCTACCATTATTCATCAATTTAACAATGCAGCTTATAAAGCGAGTGTGGTAAGTGTCTGTGTAGACTTAACAGTAAGTCCGAACGTAATCTATATAAGCTTTTGGAATCCCACTACCACTAATGGCTATACTTGTGCAGTTACATTAGGTGTTTTTACTATCATTTCACAATTTACTCCGCAAGAAATCATCATAGGTGCTCCTGTAGTTAATCTTGCCAGTGGTGCTCAAAATGGCAGCTGTATGGTTTTCTCTGAAGTAACTAGTGCTTATGGATATGATGCAAGCATTCCTTCCAACTACATCGATGCTGTAACCGTCTCAAGTGCGGGTATTGTAGGAACACCTTACGTTGCTATTAGAAGTGTTGGATTGGCGTCTAAAGCTTTTGTGCAAGATGGCCAGATATATTTCTTAAGTGCTTACCAAAGTCTTTTTCAATCTTCTTATTTTTTGATCAATGGCAGTTTAACTTCTGCTAATGTTTTAGCAACTGCAAAACCAGTTATTGTTTCAAAACTTGCATATGAAGTTGGAGGAGGGTATCTGACTCAAGGCTTACCAGGCGTTGCTACAGTCGATGGGATCAATAGTATTGCCTATCTTTACAAGGACTTAGTTGAAGCATTGAATACACTCAATAACCCACAACAAACCACTGCCGGTGGGATCTATTCTCAGACTGGTATAAATCTTGTAAATTTCGACGTTGGAACTACTGACATCGAGTCAGTTGAAGTCGCACAAAATCTTCATATTTCGGGGGGCTACCTCTCTCAATACGATGGATACCTTCCAGTAGAGCATAACTTCTTTTTATTTCCGGATAGTATTGAGACTATTTATACCGAAGTTTCTACTAAGACACCCACAGGAACCGCCTCTAGTGGAGCTTACACTATTGTAGTCAGTAGCGCGACAGGAATATACGTCGGTATGACTATTGCGGATACAACCAACGCTGGTTATATTCCTGCAGGAACTACTATCACTCTGGTTAACGGAACTACCCTTACTATGAGTGAAGCCACAACACATGCTATTGCTGGTGATACACTTTCTATTCAAGGAAATATTGCGGCTCAACCTGATGGAGCCACCAATACAAAGGCTTATTCTTATATAGTAACTTATGAGTGGTCCGATAATAATGGCTTGATAGAACGCGGAGCTACTAGTATTCCAGTATTCGTAACTACCGCTGGAGCTGGTTCTACAGGAACAATTGCAATTAAAGTTCCTACTTTGCGTTTAACATCTAAGATAGCAAATCCCGTAAAGATTGTTATTTATCGTTGGAGTGTAGCGGATCAAGTCTATCAACAAGTTACATCTATCATCGCACCTATTCTGAATGATCCTACTATTGACTACATTACTTTTGTAGATACTTTGCCAGATGCAGACATTGTCGGAAACAACATCGTATATACGACAGGTGGAGTCGTTCCTGATTGCAATGGACCTGCTAATAATGGCATCATAACCCTATTTGATACTCGTGTATGGATGGTAGATGCAGAAAATCCAAATACTTTGTGGGTAAGTAAGCAAGTTATTCCAAATACTCCGGTTGAGATGAGTCAAAGTTTCACTATTTATTGTGCTCCTACGACTGGAACGATTGGTTCATT